AACTGTGCGGACGTAGAACGGCGAGTGCCTCGCATGTATCCCCGAGGCGCTGTCAACAAGGCTGCTCACAGTCCCAGACGGCTTAACACAGGTGACAGCAGCCGCCGTGTTGATCCCGAGCTTCTGTGCCCACTTGTGGTTGGTCTCTATCGCGACCCCACGCAGACGACGCAGCAAGGCACCGAGCCCATAGCCATTGAGCCCGTTGGTGTAGGCGTTGTCCATGATGCCAGTCAGCGATACCCCGAGCAAAGCCTCCTTCTCTGTGTTCTCCTTCCAGATAGGACGCAAGTAAGGAAACGACGTCAGCGTGGCCTGTATCGTACCCAAGATCGTTGCCAAGCGGATCTTGCGCTCAAGGTCAGCCGGTGTGTCCATAGCTCTTACGACCACCTCCGTCAGGTTGCAGAATTGACCGCCTGTCGCTGGGATGCCTTTGCCTGTCTCAGGCTCGATGCGCTGCCCACGTAATACGATCTCCGAACATGGATTTGTGCCGAACTCGTTCATGTGGTCGCGACCTATTATCTCAGCATGGCGCCGCGCAGCTTCGCGATTAAAGATGCCACGCTCACCTGAGCCACTCTTAGCCAGCGACAGCCATTCTTCCATGAACTCAGTCGAGGTAGGCGTGTGCTCATAAGCCACCGAGTTATTCGCAAGCGCAAAGTGCTGGTTATCCTTCCACCACTCGCCTGACTTAGCATCGCGCATTTCATCGTCGCCGAGATCGCTTAGGCTGATCAGAGCTGACCGGCGTACACCACCAACCACGACCACTTGGCCTACCATGCAGATCAGGCTGTGTACCTCGACAGGCGTCAGTTTACGACCTTCTGCCTCTTTGAATATCTTGACTGTGTGGTCAAAGAGTTTCTCCAGTGGCTCAGGCCCCGACGCACGGCCACCAAAGGTCCGCAACGGAGCACCGGCAGGTCTTACACGGCTAAGGTCCCAGTCAGGCTGACGTCCCATCCACAGCAGGTTGATGAGGTCCTGATATGCGTGGGCCCAGCCCTCTTTGCTGTCCTCGACAATGATTAGCTCAGACCCGTCGATGATGAACGGCGGCACTGCAGGCAAGCTATCGACATACTTCTGCTCACAGCTAAAGCCCACGCCGGTACCATTGAGTAAGATGTAGAGCACTTCGCTAAACGTCTGCGGGTGGTCGATAGGCGTGTAGGAGCAATTGAATCCTGCGATATTCGAGCGAGCTAATGCAGGGCCTGCACACATCATTGCTCGCATAGATGGCATAATCTCACAGCCAAGGATCGCCTGCTCAAGCTCTTCGATGACATCGACGTTCTCGGCCACGCCTCCAAGCTCATTGAATACAACGTTGTCGATGTATCGAGCGACAGTCTCGGACCACGTTTCGCGCTTGCCATCAATGAACTTAGCGTAGCGACTGGTGTGGATGAAACGCTGGAACTCGGTAGGTAGGTAGTTATCGTTACTATTCATTGATTGGTCTGCCTTCAAGTTGATTTAGGCGCATGTCGATATAGCGACGTGCCTTGTGTAAGTCTGTGATTTCGGATTCATCAGGGGTCATGCCGACGTAGTGTTTCGAACCGGCGCGAACGACGTACTTAATGACATTGCCTCTCCAAAAGCTCATGCCATTGCCCATGATAAAAACGATGGGTTCAATGGCCCACTTGGCATAGTGATCCGGTGATTTAATGATGCTCATTTCTTTGGCCCCAGCCCATGCTTGTCACGCAAGTATCGCGCGTCCCTCTCGCGCTCTTTGGCATCGATCACATGACCGCAGTTGGCTCTGCCTCGGGACGTAAGACGCCACATGTCCTTGCTCTCTGCGGGCTCAATGAAGTCGCGCATCTTGAGGATGTTGAAGATGTGTTCGACGTGTCTTTTGACGCAAAGCTGACTGGTCGCGACGTTGGCTACCGTGTCCCCAAGATGATCCATAAGAAGCATGTGCTCGTAGGTTCGCAAAGCAGCTTTGTGGACGGGCAGGCGAGCCTCCCTGGTAACCGCGGTCAGAGTATGCCGTGGCTCAGGCTCAGGGCGGTAAATCTCCGCTTCATGGGCTACTATGAGCTGCCCGAACACAGTCTCCGCGGCGCGGGTCATCGGGGCCTGCTTGGAGCCATTGTTGCGATAGCTGAACAGGTGCTTCCAGTAGCCGGTGAGCACGACGCCTTTGAGCGGGTGCGCCTCGCCTTCTCCGAAATGTTTGTTGTGTGGCTGACGCATGTATAATGGATCAAGTGTCATTGCTCTGTGGCTCCCATAATATGATTGTTGATGTCGTTTGGTCCCAGTCCTCGAACCTTAAGATCCGAGCGCACCTCGCCTGCTGAAGTGCGTCGGCTGCTGTCAGCCCCGCCTTGAGATATGCAGCGACCACCAGATTCCAGTGTGGCTGTGGGCCCAGCACTTTGGCTGCTGTGACAGCTCCGATCTTCGGGCACCCGTAGTAACCGTCAGTGCTGTCGCCTGTCAGAGATTGCGTGAGAAACATCCGATCAGCCTCGGCCAAGGTTGTGTCGTGGTGCTCTCCTGAGACAGGTCTGTAGAGCTTGGCAGGCAGTGTGAGCATGTCCTTGTCGTCGCTAACAATGATGCCTTTAGAGTCGGGCGCAGTTGCCAAGATGCCCATGACATCGTCGGCCTCAAGCATGGGCTCAGAGTGCCACATGTATGTGTCTTGGGCCCACTTGACCGCAGCCTTGTATCCGCAGGGCTTGCGTACTTTCTTGCGACCACCTTTGTAGCTCGGCAGGACATCCTTGCGGAAGTTGTCGCGGTCACTGAAACATAAGATAAAGTTGGCGGTATCGAGGGTCTCGCAAATGTCTTGCAAGGTCCTCTGAAATATCGCCTTGGCCTCTTTAAGATCAGTCTGTAGCGACCATAGATCGTCGCCCCAATCTACCTCCTCCTCTGCGGCAGCGCAGGCCCTGTAGAGGTACAAATCCGCATCAATCAGTAGTATCTTCTTGCTTAGTAATTGATCTGAGTATTTCATCGAATTGCCTCTTCATTCTTATGCCTGCTTCTGTGATTGCCCAGTGGTTGGCCCACTGTTCGTTGTCTTCGTGCTCACCCGCAGCCGTGGTTATCCAAGCCTCCGACGCCGCCATCGCGACGTAAAATGCGCCTTCCCTGGCGAACCTAGATTTGACTGAGAAACTGCGACGGTGAGCACGGTCTAGGACGATGTAAATCGACATCGTGTGTGCCATCTGCTCGTCAATCTCAGTGGGTGTGAGACCAAGTTCTGCCAACGCTGAAGTCGGATGTGATGGGGATTTTAGTTTGGAAAGCGCGGCCTGATGCTTGCGCCATTCGGCTAGTGATATCACCGACATGATCAGCGACCTCCTGTGTTTTACATGCGATTTGAACCTCGTCGTGTATCCAGCCAACCATGTAAGCTTGGTCGCTGATGTCTCGAAGCTCTTGATCGATCAGAGCGACCCACTTCTTGCAGAGGATAGCACCCGCCGACTGGAGTAGCTGGGACAGGCACTTGTGCTCTGAGCCGCCTCGGATGATGAGCTTTCGTCGGTCTAGGCCGAGCAGGTAACCACGACGCTTGAAGGCGCGGCTGATGCCTTTCTGGAGAGTGTCAAATGCTGGCACTTCGCGGGCATAGTTGGCCTTGAGCTTCTTGCCGAGCTTTGCATCACCGCCAGCGACGGAGCCCACAAGAGCATCGCCCGCCCCATACATCATCGCGTAAACCACGGTCTTGGCAGTCGGACGATCTACCTTGAAGGCCTTCGCATTATATGTGTGGATGTCGCCATCTAGGATCTGGGCAGTGAAGTCAGCGTCATCCAAGTAATGCGCTAGACACCTCAATTCGAGCCCTGATAAATCGCTGCCTAAAAGCACCCAGCCATCTGGCACCGTGAACAACTCTCGGCACTCCTGACCGTATGGCAAGCGGGCGGCAGGCACTTGTGCGAGGTTGGGCGACCTATGGCTTGCTCGGCCTGAGATTGTGCCTCCGCTCACTATAGAGTGTCTGATGCGGCCATCGTGATCGACGCGCTTCATCCACGCTTGTTTGCCTTCAGCCAGTTGTCCTATGCGCTTTTGCAACATAAACATCTCAGCCAGCGCTTGCGCTTCGGGAAACTCAGTCAGGGCACTCAGGATCTTGTCGTCGATCTTGGCATGGCCGTCGCCGGTGAACTTCTGGGGCTTCCAATCGTATTTGTCTCGTAAGCACTTCTCTATGTGGCGGCGGCTGCTCGGGTTGAACTCAACCATCTTGGTTTTCTCGAAGGGCTCATCCTTGATGTAGCCGCGTGTCTTGTTGTCTCGCTTCGGCAAGAACGTCTCAGCGACCTCCCAC